TTAAATAATTTGAATTGTGAGAGTTAAAACAGAGTTTATCTCGCTGTCTTGCTCTACTGAAAAAAGATACTTTAAAAGCCAAATATCTTTAAGGATAGGAACGCCGTTTCTTAGCTTCGTGGAAGTTGTTTTGTTGATACCGCTAAGAACTAGAACGTCGCCACGCTTTAAAGAGTATGAACTTTTAAGCTCTTTCTTTGAAACAATGGGAGTTAGTGATGAACTTTGAGAAAGGATATCTTCAAGGATTAAATGTAAGTCGAAATCAATGTGATCGGATAGAATTATAGGTTTTAAGTTGATTTTTAAACCAATGTCTTTATATTCATAGCTATCGGTTTTTTGATAATTAACGTTTGATATATCAGTTTTTGAAACGAGATAAGGGATATTCTGGACTGAACTAAAATAAACTTCTGTGTGATTTTTTGCCGTCAAGACTGGCGAAGAGATGATCTTTGTAATGCCATTTGTATCAAGAAAATTTAATATGCCAAAAAATGCACTATCATTATTCTTTATGACGTTTGAATTAGTAATGTAAGGGGAAGTAATTAAATTTATATAATAGGCTAAATCACCATGATTGAGTGGCTTAAGTAAGCCTTGTAAATTTGTGCCTAAATCTTTTATATCTTTTAAATTTGTTTCGGTAATAGTAAGCTTAAATGTTACTTGCTCTAAGCTTTTATCTATCTTAGCGATAGCGTCTTTTACCTGGTCAAAAATATAATCATCAGCTCTAAAAAAAACAGAGTTTGAAGCGGTCGCATAGGTAGCATTTAAGTCAAACTGGCTAAGAATTTTATTAACATCTTCGACAACGTAATTTTTAAGATCAATTCGCCTTAAATCATAATCAGGCAATTTTTGAGAGCTGACATAGTAGAAATTATCTTTCTTATATAGATATAAATTTTTTGCTTCAAGCATCTTTCTAAACATCGAGATCGTTATCTTAACTTCTTCTTGATATATAAAGTAATATTCACCTTGATGAATGCTCTCATCAGTTACAATAGCTATATTGTTAGCCTTGCTCGTTAAACGTGCGAAATCTAGCAAATCAGTGTAAATTTCAGCAGAAAAAAGGCTATTTAATAGCAGACACGGAAGAATTAGGAATTTGATTAAACTTTTCATCGGAAACACCTTTGTTATTTTTTTGTAAATTTTGAAAAACTGGCTTGTCAAATACATAGTAGTATTTAACAAGCTCGTGAGATTTTGGCTCGAAATAAAAATATAATGGGGTATGCGTTGAAGAAATGTAACTAATCAATGACAATGGGAATAAATGATAATCATCGCTAAAATGGCAATTATTGTTAAGGCAAGTAATATCATAAATATAAATTTCAGGAATATCAATATTATTATTTTTAGGCTTCTTATCATCAAAGAATAAACTTGAATTTTTAGGTTGCTCGGAAAATGGAGCAGAAGAAGGAATTTTATTTTCAATAGGTAAATTCTCGTTTTTAGGTTTATCGGTTTCAAATAAAGACATAACAACAAAATAAAAGAAAAGCAAGAGAAAAATAAAGACTAAAAAAGCTAAGAAAAAGTAAAAGCGAACAAATGATTTTTTATTTGAGCTTTGCCCTGAATGATATAAGTCAAAAACTTCTTGAAGAAATGGAATATTGATAATTTCTAATCTATCTTTTTTAAAAAGCCTATAAGATGCATAAATTTCATAGCGAAACTTTTTTGAAAATAATCTTCGCGAGCTATCCGAAGCTCTATAAAATTTCTCTGCAATACGTTTATATTCATTATTTACTAGAGTTAGATCTTGCGTAATGAGATAAATATCTTGATAAAGATGCCTATGATATGTAAGCCACCAAACTAAAATTTCATCTTTTTGATTTTTAAAAAAGTTATGACACTCGTCAAGGACGAATACACAACCATATAAATTTAACTCTTTAGCTTTCTCATTTACTTCGTTATCAGTCGCACCAGTCTTATAAAGAGCATATAAATTTCTTAAGCCTAAATAAAATTCATCAAAATCAAACTTCTTAAATTTATCGCATAGCTCAAATTTAAACTCATTAATATTCGTATAACAAAATGAATAATCTGGCTTTTCTTTAGGCTTAACAAATTTAGTTAAAAATGTCTTCTTTGGCTCGTAAAGAAAGATCTGGTAAATCATATATACTGCGTAATATGTTTTACCGCTTCCAGGGTTACCAATCAAATATGTAATCATTTTTAAGACTTCGCAACAATAAAAGATAAAATTGTTTCTCGAACAAATTTAAAAACAACAATGCCAATCTTTGTAGCATAGATAAGAAAGAAGCTCAAAAAGATAGGTGAAAAAATAGCCATTATATCACAAAAGGCATTCCAAGCGCCAAGAGATTTTATAAAAGCCAAAGCAGTAGTTAAAATTTTATCATTACCAGTTGGCAGATTATTAACATAATCAACTACAAAATTAAATTTAGAATATATAAAATTGATTATATAAAGAACAGCAGTCGCATAAGAAAGGATTAAACCGCCCAAAATGGCATTAATGATAACCATTTTAGAAAATGCCACCGCACGAAGAGCATAATCAACAATCTTGCCCCATTTGAAGAAACCAAAGAAATTAACAATCATTGCAATAATAGCTGGCATAACTACCACCCCATAAACGTTAAAATAAATAATTTAATAGTTACAACCAAAAACAAGATAAAGAAACCCAAGTAAAATAAAATATAAAGAGATGAAGAGACTGGCGAAACAATCTTGCAAAAATCAAAAGTTAAATTCTTATAAAAATAAGTCATATCAATTTGAAAGCTCAAAGGGCAAGTTGTAGGCACTGCACCTTTTTTCAAAGACATTAAATTTCCGTCTTTGATTTTCTGAATAGTATCCGTTAAACTAGCTTTTACATCATTTACAAAACTAAAACTATCATCAACAGCTTTTTTAAATTCGCCTTCAAATTTACCAGTATCTTTTTCAAGATCACCATAATCTAATTTTTGAGCAACGGCATCATCGCCCTTACCTTCTTCGCCTTTGCCATCTTGTTTGCCGTCACTCTTGCCGTCTTCTTTACCATTACCATTATTAGGATTTGGCTTAGTTTCTACACCAGCCCCACCGCCACCGCTAGAACCATTGCCAGCAGAGCCACCACTATTATTATTTGAAGGGTTGCCACTCTCTCCGCTAGAGTTGTTTGAATTTTCATTATTGTCCTTTTTATCAGGATTTGGATTATCTTTGTCTTTATCAGGTTTAGGATTTTCTTTGTCTTTATCGCCTGAATTCATAGAGTTGTTATCTTTATCTTTCATCTTATCTTTATCAAATTTAAAAGATATTTCAGTTTCATTAGAACAATGAGCATGCAAAATATTAGGTTTATCAGGATCCCAAGCAAAGCCCGGATTATAAGAAGAACCTAAACCAATGCAATAACAACGAGCAATATCATCAGCAGTTAAAGCACTAGAACAATCGATGCAATTATAATCACTAGTAAAGAATTTATGATTATCCGCATCAGAACAATCAACAACGCAAGAATTTGTATTAACATTCCAAAGCTGACCAGCTGGACAACCAGCAACGCATTGCATAGTTTCGGTATTAAATTCTTCACCAGCATTACAAACAGCGATATTACGTTTATGAAACTCATAAATCGAAACATAAGTAAGAAATTCAGCATTATGATTATAAGTGCCAGAATATTCATACCTACGAATAAAAGGACCAAAACCACCCATATCAAGAAAATAATTAGTTTTTACGTCATTGCTAATATAATAAACATCACCAGTCTGATTATTCCAAAAAAACCACGCAAAGAACCAGCATAAAAATAAGTATCAGAGCTATATACTTCATCAACATATAAATGTTCTGGATCATCAGGGCGATCAAAAATTACATATTTATTATTAGCCAAGAATTTAACATTACTTTTTTTTAAATAACGATTTGCATCTTCAATCGAAAAGAAAAAAGCATCAGCTGAGAAAGAAAAAGAGCTTAACAAGCTAAGCAAGCAAAAAAACTTTAAAAGAAATTTCATAAGAAATCCTTAAAAAACCTTTTTTGTGAATAGGACTAAGCCAGCGCAAATCGGCAGAGTTAAAATCATAAACCAAACGAATATTGAAAAGAAATAGTCAAAAGCTGGGACATCAATAACACTAAACATTTAAACACCTTTTTTAAATTTTGGATAGGACTATAAAAATAAACATACAAAGCAAGAAACCACACAACGCCCCAGTTAGGGACATCAAGAAGTTATATTGCTCAAGTGTTAAATTTAGATAGACTTTATCCATAATATTTATATCCTATACATTACTGACGCACTTCGTTTGTCGGCTTAAAGCTTTGCTTCGCACTCTGCTTTAAGCTATAAATTTAAGGGCTAATTTTTAAAAAGGCTAAGAGCTGAAGATATGGAAAAAACTATCGCAAAGAAAACTATAACAGCACCAAAGAAAGAGTTTAAAAATATACCAAATTTCGTAACGTCTATAAAATCAAAATACATTTTTAACCTTTTTAAAAATTAGCCCCAATTAAGGGGCAACACTATTTCAAAGAGAAAAAGCCTTTTATTTCAAAAGACCAAGACCTTTTTTAACAGCGAAGAATACGCCATAAGCAACAAGAACAGCACCCGCGATACTCATAAACGGACCAACATTAAGATCACCTGTAACAGTGCCGTCAGAAGCCATAGTAATACCAGCAGCTAGAGCATTACTAGAAAGAACACCCATTGCCGCAACACCAGCTAAAACCTTAGATTTAGCAGAAGCAAGAAATTTCATCTGAAATCCTTTTTTAAGAAATTTAGTAGCCTTAACTACTTATATAAGGAAACACGCTTATATAAATAGTTAAAGGGGCTAAACCCCTTCATTTACTTGTTTTCAGACTTTTTAGCTGGCTTTGTATCATATAGGAAGTATTCAACTGGATTTGCTATTGTGATTATTCTTTGATCATTTGGGAAACCACCTTCAACCGGTATCTCTTCGCCTTTTCTAAATTTCTCTTTTATCGCACTTGCTACAAGTCCAGCCGTATTGTTATCAGGACAAATAATTTTAAAAACAACCTTTTGCTCTACTTCATCAGTAAAGCCAGTTTTTTCGTTTTCGACGTCATAGATATTTGATGAAGATATGCGAACAGAAGAAGAGTAATCATTACCCTCAAACTTGCCAGAAGCTGAACTTCTTACAAGACCACCTTTTAGAATGTATTTTAAATCATAGTCAGATTTAACGATTTGCATGTTTAACACCTTTTTTTATTTATTTGAAACACCATTTAACTTGGCTCCGAAAAGGTGTTTCGTCCAAACGGAGCCAGAACAGTTTAAAGCCATATTCAGGGCAAAATTTACATACTTTTTTGATATAATTTCGTTGCGAACAAAAAAACCAAAAAATATATGCACAATTATTGTGCATTTGGATAGTGAAATGTTAAATAAAAAAAACCTTAAAAATTAATAAAATGCAAAATAATTTGTCAAAAAGTATGAAAAATGACTAGACAAGAATTAGCAGACAAATTAAATATTACTAGAAATACACTCACGAACTGGGAAAAAGAAAAACCGGAACTAATAAGACTAATAAATCAAGGATTAGCACTAGACGAACAAATCTCAGAAACCAAAAAATTCTTAGAAAAGTTAGAAAAAATAAAAGAAAAAGCAAATAATGGAAAAATAAATATAAAGGAAACAAAGTAATGCAAAAAATACTAATAATACTCATATTTTCAATAAATGCTTTTTGTTATGACTTTGGCGAAGATGTAAATATAATGGGCAAATGGGAAATCACAACCGAAAACAATCAATTTGTTAATTTTATGACAAGTCCAGGCAATAAATGGAAAGTTGAAATCAAAGATGATGGCTTTATTTATGATCTAGAAGATGGCAAATTTATACACGAAAAATGGAGCTACACAAGAGAACAAGGGGTAATAAACATAGAATTTTACAACCAAAATAACAGCGGTGAAAAGATGCTTAATGGAAGATTTAAAAATTTAACAAATAACGATATAAAAATAATTAAGAAAATAGAATTTAATAAATACTTAGTAGAAATAATAGGCACAAACGATAAACTAATAATGCAAAGGCTAGGAGATAGCAAGCAAGTAAAGAATACAAAGCTTAAAAAAGATATAAAAATAGAAATGAAATAAATTTAAATAAAAAAAATATTAAGCATAAACAAGCTTAATATCAAGAGCATTCACGACCTTAAATATACTTTCAAATCTAGGCTTAGAATTCTCTTTAAACATCTTATAAAAGCTTTCTCTATTTAAATTTGCTTTCTTTGCAACGTTTTCAATACCTTTTGACTTTGCTATATAAAACAATGCTCTTTTAAATTCTTCAATATCGCCATCAGCAAGAACTTGATTTAAATACTCTTTTCTTAATTCATCAGTTGTTAAGTAGTCTTCTAAATTAAATTTAGTAAATTCTTCTTTCAT